ACACTCAGCCGCGAAGGTGATGTCTTGGTGAGTTGCTCCGGCCGTATCACCAGGTTGACGACGACGTAATCGCCCCCACCGCGCAGCACGAAGCTGATGGGACGCTGGCCAGCCTTCTGACTGGACGGTGGTGGGATCAGATTGGCAATCACAGTGATTTGACGCGTTTTCCGGCGTGTAGTTCGCTATCGCCAGTGCAACTATAACCATTTCAAGACCTCAAAGAGAACATGCAGTACGAAGACGGCACCGCCCAGATCAACACGCTAAGACTTCATCCAGCGCAGCAGCAGATTCTGGACAACTCGCGCCGCTTTAATGTATGCAGTCTTGGCCGCCGTTCCGGCAAGACCTATCTCGGCACCAGGATCGTGCTGAAAACCCCACGAGGTAACGGTGTGCTGCACGGGCATCCAGTCGGGTGGTACGCCCCGACCAGCAGACACATGATTGAAGTTTGGAATCATCTTTGTCAAACATTGAAGCCACTGATCGTCCAGAAATCGGAACGTTACAAACGGCTGGATCTGGTCAACGGCGGTTCGATAGAATGCTGGTCGCTCGATGACAAGAATGCCGGTCGCAGCAGGAAGCAGGCCGTTGCGATCTTCGACGAAGCCGCGATGGTACGCGACCTGGAGTATGTCTTCGAGAACAGCGTCAGACCGCTGCTTGCCGACTACAAGGGCGAGGCCTGGTTCCTGTCCACTCCACGAGGAATCAATTATTTCAAGACCCTGTTCGACAAAGGTACGCCGGGAAGCCCCGACTACAATCCGAACTGGGCTTCGTTCCAGATGCCGACCTGGGTCAACCCGTTCATAGACCCTGAAGAAATCGAGGATCTCAGGCGAGGGATGCATCAGCTACAATTCCAGGAAGAAATCGAGGCCCAGTTCCTCGACATCACTGGCGCGCTGGTCAAGAACGAATACATCCGCACCGGCCATCCACCGGAAGACCTGTTATTGTACATGGGCGTGGATCTGGCAATCTCGAAAAAGGAAAATGCAGACTATACGGCAATCTCACTGATCGGCATCGACCAGGAAGGACGTGTATGGATAGTATACTGCGACCGCCGTCGTGTCAGCTTCAGGGAAGCTGTGGAATGGATAAAACATATCGCGGCACGACACAGGCCTGTCAAGATCGGCATTGAAGATGTGCAATATCAGGCGGCCTTGATCCAGGAACTGCAAGAGACCACCAACCTGCCGATACATGGACTGAAGCCACGAGGTGACAAGCTCACACGCGCATCCGGTCTCATCGCCAGATATGAGCGTGGCCTGGTGTATCATTCGGAAACGCTGTCACAGGATTACTTGAGAGAAATTCTGACATTCTCGGCCAACAATGAGCACGACGACATGGTTGACGCCACGGTCTATGCGTACATGCTGTCTGGCGATACAGGAGGCTCGGCAAGGTTCGAGTTTTTCGATGTACCAAGCCGAGTGATCGACGACAAACCGGGTGACAGCAAGCTCAACCCGGAAAACTTCCCAGGACTGCCGCAACATATCGTTAGTTTTATGCTCGAACACACCACAACCCGGACATGCGGCGCATGTCAGTCCTTCGACCAGAAGACAAATCTGTGCGAAGCAAAGCTTCTACACACGACAGGCAAGTTGCCGGCGTGCGAGTTCTTTTTGGAAAAAGACCATGGTTGATTCTGCCATCAAAGTCGCCATGAACGAATCTGCTCCAGCCGACGAGCAGCATGCCGCCATTGCTGAAATCCAGCAAGTTGCCTTGTCCAATCTGGATCAACAAAAGGACATGCAGTATGTGGTGAACATGCTCAGGCAGGGTCTGCACGAGCAGTCTGCCAGTTTACCCTCGGATTATTCGGCGCCCGCCAGATTCAACGGCGACAATGAATTCTACAAATCCCTGAGCATCGAGGACAGAGAACTACACAAGGCCCTCAAGTACGGCCACCTAGCCGCATTCCCGTCCCACGCGCAACGAGAAAACAAGCCGGGCATGCAGTCCGTGTATCTCGACGAGATACAGGTCACCCAGATCGGCGAATACTACGAAAAGCCAGGCATCCTGTCGTATGAAGCAATGCGGGCGATGGCCGATCAGACACCGATCATATCGGCAATTGTCGCCACCAGGATTCGTCAGGTTCAACGCTTCTGCCATCAACAGGCCGGGGCGAACCTGCGCGGCTATAACATCAAGATGCGCAACGCGACGGAGATACAGTCAGAAGATGACGTGAAGAACATCCAGATGCTGAACAGGTTCATCCAGAACTGCGGTTTCGAGTTCAAACCGAGAGCCAGATCAGCGCTGCGTCGCGACGACTTCATGACATTCATGTCAAAGCTGGTGCGGGACTCGCTCACGCTGGACAGTGCGCCAATCGAAACGGAATGGAAAAAAGACAGGAAGCAGGGACTCGACGGTTTTTACGCGGTCGATGGCGCAACCATCCGTCTGACTCCTGAAGGCGGATTCAAAGACAACCCCGACGTTTTTGCACTGCAGGTCGTGCAGGGACGCGTGCGCGCACCATACACTAGGGACGAACTCATCTACGTGCCGCGCAACCCACGCACTGACGTGCTTGTGGGTGGCTACGGCATGTCCGAGCTGGAAGTGCTGTTTAGAGTCATAACCGGCTTTTTGAATGCGTTGACCTACAATGCCAAGTTCTTCGAGTCCAATACGTTACCCAAGGGTGTGATGCACCTGATCGGTAACTATTCCGAACAGGACCTGAACGCTTTTCGCAGATACTGGATATCCATGCAGCGCGGAGCTGCAAACCCATGGCACATGCCAGTCATGGCCTCCCGCGACAAGGACTCCAAGGCCACTTTCGAGAAGTTCGGAATAGAACACAACGAAATGGCTTTTTCGAAGTGGATGAACTTCCTGGTCTCGATAGCCTGCGCGGTATACGGAATCTCACCGGAAAGTGTCAGCTTCAGCGCCTTCTCACCGCACCAGTCCATGCTGTCTGGTAACAGTACAAAAGAACGCCTTGAGCTCTCAGATGACAGCGGTCTGGTTCCATTACTGGCGTATTTTGAAGGCGTCATATCGGATTATATCATCCAGGAATTCGACGAAAGATATGCGTTTGCATGGACCGGTCTGGTACGTGAGGATGAAGACAAGAAATTTGAAGCATTGAAATTGGTCAGTACAGTCAATGAAATGCGTGCACGCGATGGTATGGAAAAATTACCCGGACTGCTCGGAAACGCGCCAGTAAACCCGTCACTGATGCAGACTTGGCAGAACCTGCAGATTCACGGGAAAATGGAAGTCGATCCGGCTAGCAGCGCAGACAAGACCATCAAGCCCGTCAAAGATGTGGAGAAAGAAGCGCCAACATCGGAGACCGAGCAGCCGGTTGCCAAATCAACAGGTATAATGGGAAAGCTGCGCAACTTTTTCGCTGCATGATAATCAAAGGTAACCATGAACGAGCGCTTTTTCATTCTTCCGGTCATGCTGAAGGCTTCCGCCGCCGAAGAGGGTGGGGCGCGATTCATATACACCGAAGCCAGCCGCGAGTCCACGGATGTCCAGGGCGAAATCGTCCTGAGCAAGGCCCTCGAGGAATCAGTTGACGTGTTCATGAAGTTCGGCGTCGTCGATCTCGACCACAAGTCCATGCCCTCAGTCGCGCAGAAACTGTCCATCGAGTGTCCCGACGAGTGGATCATCGGCCAACCGGAAGACGTGAAGTTCAGCAACGGATCGACCTTCGTCAAGGCCAGACTGCGCACCGGCTCCTCGCCGCTGGCAGCCAACGCCAACATCGTCTGGGAGAGTCTGACCAAGATCGACCCACCCACCCGCTACTACGCCTCGGTCGGCGGCACGGTGCTTGCCGACGAGATGCGTTACGACATGCACACCGGCGAGAAGGTCAAGGTCATAACCAAGACCCGATGGAACAATCTGGCCCTAAGCCTGAACCCCGTACACCACGACCTGTTTCAGACGTCCACAACCCCTATCGGAGTCTTCGCCAAGTCGGTGAACGGCATCGTCCTGAAGAGAGCACTTGAAGCCGGCCACGACACCGATGTTGCAGAACTGGACGAAGCCGGCGCCCTGCGCGGTCGTAGTCAACAGGAACTGAACGAACTCTTGTCGCGCGCAATCATCACAGGGGTGCTAGGCGACAATCCGGGGCGGCGCGAACTCGAGCGATATGTCGTGAAGAAGTTCAAGTGCACCCACAAGAAAGCTGTCGGCGCTGTCGATCAATTCATGTTCGCCCTGCAATCAAAACGCAAGACTGTGGTCGATGGGTTCGGCTCATCACCGTATCTTGGAATCATGTAAGCAATTTCGTGTCACCGGAGATTAAGATGACTCTGCTTGAAAAACTCGTGCAAGACCTTGACGAATTCGCCAAGGCCAATGCCATCGTCAAGAAATCTGTCCTCGTCAACAGCGACGCCGACCCTGACGTCGAAGAAGAGGAGGAAGACCTGGACGATGACGACATCGAGGAAGTCCGTCCTCACAAGAAGGACGCGAACGCCAATTACAACGATGTCGCTCGCAAGGCCAAGAAGAAATACAAGACCGGCGACCACGTCGAGGTTGAACCCCCCGAAAACCGGGAGATCGACGGCGACGCAGTTCAGCGCAATGAAATGCGCAAGGCTTTTGAAGAGCAGGAAGCCTCGCTGACCAAGGCCCTGGGCGCCATCACCACCACGCTAAAGCAGCAGCAGGAAGCGATCCAGGAACTGCGCACAAGCGTCGAGAGCATGGCCCGTTCCGGCGCCGGCAGGAAGTCCGTCTCGGTCGTCGGCGAGCGGCCCGGCTCGAATCTGATCAAGAGTCAGCAAGGCGGGATGAGCAAGGAAGAATTCATGACCAAGGCCCTCGCTGCACAGCGGGCAAGGCCCAACGTGGTCACAAGCGCGCACATCTATGCCTGCGAAACCGCCTTCGCCAACAACCAAGAGCCGCCGGAAGAGTGCGTCAAACTCATTCTCGGCTGATCAACACGAACCTGGAGCACTGCCATGTCTTTCTTTAACCCCCAACTCCTCCCCAACATCCGCGGCAACCGCGCCGTCACCGGTGAGTGGGACTGGAACACCGTATCGGAACTGCGCAAGGCACTGGAGGCAGGCTGGGGCACCGACATGCCCACCCTGACCGGTGCCGCCGCGCTGCGTATCCAGTCGCTGGATCGCACCATGATGGCGACCATCGAAGAGGATCGCCACTTCGTGCTGTTCAACGAGCTGGCCAAGAGCCAGGCAACCGCAACCGTTGACGAGTTCACCGAGCACTCGAACGTCGGCGGCCGGCTGGGCGGCTCGGCCAACACCGAAACCGGCTCCATCCGCGCGGCACAGGGTCGATTCAACCGTCGGGTCGGACTGGTCAAGTTCCTGATGACCCGGCGCGAAGTGTCATTCGTCGCCGCATTGCAGCACTCGATCGTTGGCGCGGAAGCGGTCGAAACCCTCGGCGGTGTCCGGCAACTGCTTCGCGACTGCGAGCACTTCTGCTTTGAGGGTGACGAGGATGTCGTCCCCTCGGAATTCAGCGGCATCCGGGCGCAGATCGAACAAGGGGTTCGGGAAGGACAGGTGGACGCGTCCAACATCATCGACCTGGACGGCGCCCCGCTGGACCGTATCGCCCCAATCGCGGACGCCGCCGCAACCATCGCCGGTCCCGGCAACTTCGGTAAGCCGACCCACCTGTTCCTGTCCTACCTGGCACAGGCCGACCTGGACGTCAGCCTCGACCCCGCCTTCCGGGTTCCGCTGACCGACGTCACTTCCGGCGGCGTCATGCTCGGTGCCCCGGTCGTTGGCATCCGTACCTCACACGGCTCGATCAAGAACGCGCAGGACGTGCACATCAGGGACGAACGCGGCCAGCGCCCACTGGAAGCACAGGCACCTGACGGCGCGACCTGGGCCGCCGAAAGCGTAGCACTGCGCCCCGCCTCAGTCACTACAGCAGTGGCCTCCGACGTTTCCAGCCGCTTCACGGCTGCACGCGCCGGCAACTACTTCTATCTGGTGGCCGGCACAAACCAAACCGGCGAATCAACCGGCGTCGTGACAGCGGCAGTTGCAGTCGCCCACGGCCAGCGCGTCGATCTAACCATCACCCGCTCAGCCGGCGCAGCCGAAACGGGCTACGTGATCTACCGCAGCCGCAGGAACGGCACCAACGCCCCTAGTGATATGCGCCTCGTGCGCCGCGTGCCAGTCTCTGGAGCCGCGACCACAGTCTTCCGGGACCTGAATCACGACATCCCAGGCTCGACCACCGGCTACCTCCTGAACATGACACCTGGACACGACGCCATCACCTGGCGTCAGATGCTCCCGATGACCAAGTTCTCGCTGTACCCGGCCGTCGCCGCTACCATCCCCTGGTCGATGATGATGTTCGGCTACCTGCGAATCAGCAAGCGCCGCCAACACGCCATCATCAAGAACATCGTGCCGTCAAAGTACGAGTGGAAGCCGTTCTAAAGTCAACCACCCCACCCTGAAATGAAGCGCATCCTCTGCAAGTTGCCCAATTCTGGCGACAGAATAAACGACATTGCGTTCTCACCGGGTGCCGGATACATGATATCCGAACCAGTCGAGAACGACGTCGCCGATTACTTCGCCAGTATTCCAGGATACGAGATTCTGGAAATACCGCAACCCGCCCAGAAAACCGCAAAAGCTGTGTCAGCAAAAACTGAAGGTTGATCATCCATGGCACTTACCCCCGCCCAACGCCGGCTGCTCAGGAACGCCACACCTGGCCTGAACCGCGCGCGCCTCGACGAACTGGTAGATGACGCACTCGACGTGCCGCGCGCAACCCGAACCGACGCCGGCACCGTGCTGATGGCAGCACCCGTAGCCAACACCGCCGCCGCAACCCCCAGTGGCGCCGAGTTCAACGCACTGCTGGCCGCCCTGCGCACCGCCGGAGTGCTCGCACCATGACTTAAGTCAGGCGGCGCAACCTGCAGCAAACACCTGCCGGAGCAGATGTCGTGTCGCTTTTTACCCTGGCCGACGCCAGCGCCTTCCGCACCAGCGTCCCCTTCCAGTCGATCGGGTCGTTCATCAACGTGGCCGCAGTCACCGACAGCGAAGCCCTGTCCTACCTCCAATCCGCCGAAGACGAGGTCGCACGTACACTGCGTACATTCCTGCAACCCGTGACTATGCTGCCAAACGACGAGTCGCAGGCAGAAATCGACAGGCGCCTGGCCGCCGGCGAACGGGTCGAACTCGAAGCTCCGTACGACTACGACCCGTCCTTCTTCCAGGGTGAGCGCTGGGGTAATATCGTAGTTCGCCAACGCCCGATCCGCTTCCTCGAGTCCATCGAGTTCGCCTTCCCCCTACCGACAACAATGGTCTGGCGCCTGCCCGACGAATGGGCCAGACTCGACAAGCGGTACGGCCAGATCCGCCTTGTCCCGGCAGCAAAGTCCTTCTCCGCACCCCTCTCCGCCTTCGTCATGCAGGCACTCGGTGGCGGTCGAGTCATCCCCAACATGATCCGCATCCGCTACGGCGCCGGTCTGGAGAACGCGAAACGGGACTGGAAAGACGTCATCAGGGTGATATACCGCCTGGCAACCCTGCATATCCTGCAATCAGCCTTCATCCCGCAGGATCAACAGATCGGCACAGGAACACTGACGCGTAGAGTAAACCTGGACCTGAACAAATACAGGGCCGACATCGACAAGAGCCTAAGCGACCTCCACAACGCGATCTTCGGCCCGGTCGTCACAATCCTGGGCTGAACCATGCTCCTAAACCCCGCCGACTTCAACCAGTTCCTCACCGGAACCAGTGGCGTAGGCCAGACCATCGACTGGCGCCGCGCAGAGTTATGCGCCTGCGCACGCCCCGACTCAGGTGCCGCCAACCCACACTGCATCATCTGTGACGGTCGCGGCAGATTCTGGCCACACCCACCCATCAGAACAAGAGCCGGAATCTCGAGCCAGGAAACCACCCGCGAATGGGCCACATTCGGCCAGTTCGAGGCCGGCGACGCACTGGTGATCATCCCCGAGAACTCGCCCATGTACGAAGCCGGCCACTTCGACCGGCTGACAATGCTCAACGCCACCGACCGCTTCGCACTCTCACTGCTGCGCGGCGAACGCGACAGAATCCACATACATACACAAACCATAACAAATGTATTCTGGATCGACCCAGTAACCGGCCTGAACGTCCACGGCACCATCCCCACAATCGACGCAGCCGGCAACCTGTCCTGGCCAGCCGGCGGCGGCCCACCCCACGGACGCGTTTATACTGTCACCGGCACCCGCTTCAACGAATACTTCGTGTGGCACGCCCTGACCAGCGACCACGCACACCACTTCGGCGCACGCCTGCCCCGAACACTGATCGCACGACGCTTCGATCTGTTTGGGAGGTGAGGTAGCGCAGTGGCGAGCTGACACCTGCTGGCGGGCAAATCAAGCGAGCTTAGGAGAGTTACACT